ACCATAGTCCTCCAGAGGATCTAGAGGGGCTTTTGCATCCACTACATAGCCCTTGACTAAAGGGCTATGGATGCTCGGGTGCATTCTCTGGGTTTCGAAGCCCAGGAATGAGACCCGGCCCAACACTGGGGACGTTGGCAGGACAACCGGAAAGTAATGGATTACCTTCCGTATCTTCTGATCCAACCACTGGCATGTCTTCCAGTAACCACTCAAATAGAGTTGGTTCCGGAGACTAATGACGGATATAACCTCAGTAGCATTCTGCCGTTGTGTCGGAAACGCTTGCCGTACGCGCGTCAAGGAGACGTCGCGTCCAGAAAAGTACTCCCGACCACAAGACTCTCTGAACTTTCCAGTCCAGAAAGACTTGTCCAGACCAACTTTAGCACCGAAATGCTCTAGCGTCTGTACAACGGACAGCACATGATCTACAGGAACAATTAGATCGTCCCCGTAGACACGCACCGAGCCGCAGAAATCATAAAAATCCCTGCGGGAAAGTGACGTGTTAAGCGATCTTTGAATTCCCATAAAGATCAATGTCGTAAAGACCATTGCCTCAACAGGAAAACAAAGTGCTGAACCCATCGACGCATACTTGGAGAGCCTTATAACTGGCCCACCAGGTATTCGCGCCCGGCGGGAACGTGTCGAGTCGACGGCCTTATTCAAATGGGGCCACCGACTAAACATCGCCCTGACGAGCTGATTAGAGACACGATCGGAAGCATCACTAAGATCTAGTGTTGCGGTTCGGTTGTCAATCGAACCTTGTCGCGCTAGCTCCTGATTAGGAGCCTGGTCGTCAAATCCGATCAACTTCTTAAGGAGTCTATCCCCATAGAAGTGCTCGAGGAATGACCGCAGAACCGCTTGCTGCATGTATTGCATGCAGGTCGGTTCCATGGCAATAACTCGAGGTGTCCTAAGCGTTTTAGGAACCAAGGTAACCTTAACGGGAACCTCGGAATCGGGTTCGAGGATTGTTATATTATCCAGCTCGCAGTTAAACCGCCAGTTTGGAATAATATTCTCACCGGAAGGTAAAACTTCCTCGAGACGTCTGGTCCAGACTGCTTGACGATACTTGCCATTACTGGTAAGACCATCAGCAGTAGACCCTGGACCATGCTTTGGAACAAGGCGCCCATAATAGATATCTCTATCCATAAGGGTGAAAACCTTGCCAAAAAGCAAATTCGATACATCAGCAAACTCTTTGAGATCTCTCTCATTGAGAGTGCTATCGAATCGACGAACATCCTGCTCACACTCGATGTAGTTACGTATCGCTGCAGTCTTGCGCTTTTTAGAGCACTCGAACTGCATCTTGCCAAACATCAGAGTTAACTGACGTAAGGCAATTATTGAATCGATACATGGCTCATCGAGTAACAAGCCACTACTCCGGTCGAACACACGGTTGAAGAAACCTCCCATAAAACGGGGGAGACTTCCCCCGCGTTCATTACTGAACGCGGGGTGGATGCCGGCCCGACCTTGGTCAATCCATTTTTGGATGGCTTTTCCAAAGTCCGGCAGGGTTATCGTCAAAAACGACAACCCCTCATGTTCGACACGACGTTCGACGGTATTAATGTCGAGCGTGGCGCTAGTGCAGCAGAAGCTAGCTGATTCCTCAGCTAGCCTGGACCAGAGTGACATCAGGCTTTTCATCGACCCTCCTTTATGAGAGGTAATCGAATCCATAGCCTATGTCAGTTACAAGTAGGGACCACCCTTTCGGGCTGGTTACGAATTCACCCGCCACGATCGAAGGACATCGTCCTCGATATGGACATCGCAGATGAAATCGCGGTCCTCACTGGTCAGTTGCGTAACCTGGGTGTTAAGCCAGGCACGTGCCTCACTTCGTGAGGCGTCAGCGGGAATGAACGTGAGAGCTATGACCCTCGCATAGCGAAGGGTCACATGCTTCTCGTTCACGCCGTTTGACGTTATTCCGTTATCCAACTGCGTACTCCTTGTGGTAGGTGATTCGTATTTTACCCTACATACCATGGAGTGATGGACCTCCCGGTCCACAGCCTGCCACAGCGGGCTCCTCTACCGGAGTATATCACCGATATTGGAGTCCGACAGGGCCCGGATGACACGCTGAGTAACATCGAATATCACCACCGCCAATAAGATAGTTCTATAACTTATCTTAAGACGGACGGTTAGTTCGTTGAACTCAACTTCATCCTGGCGAGGATGAATGACGAACAGATTCGGCCCTTGCTCTTCCGAGCTTGGGTCTACTGGATCGCCACCATCCCCCTCGCTACGACTCACCACCTAGTAATTTGGTGATGAGCGCATCCGTGCTCGCGGTATACAAGGTTTTAAAGCCATTGTA